ATCGGTTGACTCAGCAAGTTTAGTTAAAAGATCAATAATCAATCTTTTTACTTTTTCTGAGTTAAGGAATGAAAATAGGATTGGTCGAATTAGTGTAATCATGATAGTTAGTTAGTTAGTTAGCTGCGTCGATAAGGAATGAGGTCATATAGATTCTGATTAATTAAAGCCTCACCCGATTTGACACGGGCAAGGAATTCTTTGGTAACTAAATTGTGCAACTCATTGAATTGGTCTTCAGTCGCCTTGTTTTTCATAGTTATCAATAGTTTCCAAGGAACAGTCCAATTGAATAGTTGAACGCTACTGTCCTGCCAGCATCACCATTAACTCTAACATCAACTTTTTCACCGCTAATTGAAGTATTAATATTGATACTGGTCGGAGCACTGCCCGCCCTTTCAGGATTATCTACTACTTCAGTAACTGTTCCGCCATCATTTACAAATAACTTAGACACGGTGCCAATAGCTCCAACAGAATTGGTAGAATCGTAGAGGCTATATGGAATCAAAATCCTCATCTCTTCACCGTCTAATACTGAAATTGAAAAGACAGTTTTTTGATCATTGTTTGTGGTTATGTACTTATTAGCAGCACTACTGAATTCCAACGCACCAGTCAGTAAGGTCGTTGTTTCTCTTGGGCCTATTTGATTGCTCAAGGAATCAACAACATCAAAATTTAATATTTCAGCTTTTCGTAAAATATTAGTATTACCAGGGTTTGGACTTCCTGTTTGGTATATACAGAATATATTAACAACTGTTTTTGATGTATCCTCAATTATACAATTGCTCGTCCTAAGGAATCCAGTCCCAGGATTGGTTGAGAAATCATTAGCACTTATACTAACAAGAGATAAATATGAAGCAGCTGTACCATCTACAACCATTTTGGAGCCACTAAAATCGTATGATCCTGGTATATTATTATTTCCCCTTCCAGAAACATCTTCTATTGTGAAAATGTTTGTGTTACTTGTAAGTGTAGAGGGCAAAGGATTAATACGATTAACACGAGCAGTGATATTTGAAGCTACGCCACGGACCCTCAAGGCTGGTGCTGACAGCGTTTGATTAACAACATCAATGTTATTAAAACTACACTCTTTATTATGATAAGGAGTGCAGTTTAAGAGAACACCAGAGCCTCCACCTGTAAAGCTACAGTCAGATACATGAACATCTACAGGTACTTCACTGGTAATACCGATTAAGGATGTGTATGTAACTGTGGTGCCATTATTATCAAATGTATTTTTGTCCCACGTAGCTCTTACATTACTAATATTAGTAGATCCACCTTTGTTGATTTCAGTTGTATTATCGGGATGACTACCTTTTAAGCAGATAACACCTTGCTGATCACTGCAATTGTAAGCGTTTATGTTATCAATATTAATGTAACGACCTTTAAAATAAAGAAGTTCATTGTCATAGTTAACACCGTTGACATCCCTTGCAGTAATGTCGTGAATGTTGTGATGGTTACAGCTTAAAATAACGCCATTCAAAGAAAAACTATTACCAGTACTTGAATCACCTGTAGTAGTACGTTGAATAATAGTATCAAGATAAAGGTTGTGGACGTTGTGACCACCATAGGAATCCCACATCTCTTGAGTTATTCCTTCAGCTATCAAATCACCATCGATAAACATTCTTACAGCAGCCAAAACTCTAGCAGTACTAATAATGTTTGTGTAAGACCCATGAGCAACTTCAATATTATTACTAGGGCAGTCAATGCGGATAGGTGTTACACCTCTATCATGGCTGCTGTAGATCCAAGAAGGTTGCTCTTTAGAACCACATGTAGAAGTAAAATCAGAGGCAATCTCTTGAATTGGATCAGCGATCCATACACCTGACCTACACTGATAGAAAGATACACCACGGTCAATTCTCACCCATTCAATAGTGGAGTTTTGGGCAAGCCTAATTGCAGTGGTAGTAAGGTTATTTCGCTGTCCTTCTAGGTCAGATAGATCAGCAAAATCTTCAAACCTAAGGGAACCACTAAGATTAACTGACTTAGTAACTAAAAAGCCAACACCATCAAATCCTGTTATTACTGCATTTTCACCGACCAGATTAAGACGTGATGCGTTGACAGTGGAGGTAATCTTGTAAGTACCTTCGGGGAAATAGATAGCTCTGTTGCCATTTACAGCCGCCTGAATCGCAGCGGTGTCATCAGTAACACCGTCACCAACTGCACCAAAATCTAAAACGCTAACTGCATTATTGGGCCAGTTAGCTAGAGCCCGTTGTTTTGTTCGTGTCATAGTTTATAAGGAATGAGGCCATCTAAGCCGTGTAGTTAAAATTTAAGTCAGTCGATTTACTTTGTCTTCCATTGTCTTGTTTTTCATAATGCAGCAAGAATGAAAGCAAACAACTCGCTGTAGCGGACACCTAAACGTGTCTCACCAGTTTCTTCGTCAATGACATCTTCACAGAAGAGACCATATTCACGAGCATTAAGACCATTAGCGGTAAAAACAGCTTCAATATCCTGAGCCATGACACCAAAGTGCCATCTAGCTTCAGCACCTTTCTCGGCTACAGCATCAGTAAACTTGTAACGCTTCAGTAGACCTTTCAAGGTAGTGGCAGCAGCCTTCTCAAGATCAGAGAGAGCCGATATATCCTGCTTTGTGGTCATATCTGAAGTATTAATACTGCCTGTTGCTGAATAAACGACAGACCATTTAGCAGCAGATGTGCCTAATGAAACTGAATTGTCAGTACCAGGCGCAAATGTAGTAGATGCCATCCTAGCGACATAAGTATTGGCACCCGCATAGAATCTTAGCCCTATTTGATCGGTGTTAATATAGCTTCCTTGAATTCCGGCTAGAACTGACCCATCCTGTTGTTTCCAGAGAACCTGTCCAAAGGTTTCATTATTTACTGGTGTTGCGTTTGTATTATCAAAGGAAAATTTAGGGGAATTAGTACCACTAGCACCCGCTAAATTTAACTGAGACTCCCTATCACCAACAAAGTTGTTATAGCTTTCACCTGATAACCTTAGGATATTACGGATAGTTACCCGACCTGCTGTTGTGACGTTGCATAGAACGCATCCAGTAGGGATCTGAGAAAAGGTCGTCTCCTCAATAGTGATCCGTGTGTCTTGTGAATTATCTGCGTTGATAAATGTACCAACGCTATAATCCAAGAAATTAACAAAGCACGAACTAATCTTAAAGTTCTGGACTTTATAAGAAGTGTTATTAGTGCTATCTTGTAATCGGATTAGATCATTAGATGTGTTACCCTCAAACCAGCAGTTACGGACCTCAAGGTTGCGGACACCTGTGGCATTAAAGACCTGTTCACAGTCTTCAAAATCACAATGTTCAAATGTCCAGACACCGCCAAGGTTAAGTTGAATCATAGCCCCACCATTGCCACGGACAAAGAAGCTGTCCCGTACAATGTTTAGATTAGAGGCAGTAGTTGCACTAAGACCACTTTTTATAGCAACGTGTCCTTGACTTAAGAACGACCCATTATATCCGCTTGTAATTCTCAGGAATTGTGAAAGAATAAAGTTACCCTCTATTGAACAAACAAGGGTTCTGAATAAATCTAGGTCTGAGAATACAGTATTACTGGTGTATGAGTCTGGGTTTTCTGTCCAGTAAAATCTTGCTCCTGTGATAGTAGAACTGGTAGGACGACATGTGAATCCAGAAATTCTGCCACCCCTTGTGCCACCAGACGGCTTAATGAATGTAGTGTCGTTGGCTCCTATAAGGATCTCAGCAAGACCTTGGCCTTCCAGTTGGAGGCCATCCTGTGCTGTGACAATTGAGCTTGTGATTAGATACCTTCCAGGCGGGAAGATAAGCTTTGATGCTGCATAAGGACCACCAGCAGCTTGAATAGCATCTACTCCAGCCTGAATAGCAGTTGTATCGTCAGTTACTCCATCACCCTTAGCACCAAAGTCTTTAACGCTTACATACTGCTCTAGACGCTGCTGTACGGTCTGTTCTACGCCACCTGGGTATGTATACTTCACATCAGCTGCTGTTTCAGGGACACCACTCTGGATATAGTTACCAGAGTGAACCTCTACA